CCTTCATTGACATTAAATTTTATATCTTTATCTGATACTGTATTTTTTATGGTAATATCATCACTAGATTCTGTTATCGTAAGTTCAGCCGCACTACCTAGACTCAGTGATTTGACCTTTGTATCTCCTGTTCCATCAACAGAAAATACCTCCGTTAATGTATCAGTTAAATCCCCATCAGCATCATCATCAGTTACTATCTCAAACCTCTCATCTGCCGTATTATCACCTAATACAAATCTAACATCTGCATCTGCTATTTTATTATGAAAAGTAGTTCTTGTTGCATTTCCTTCTACTGACATGGCTTCGGTATATCCCGAATTGTCATATCCAACACTTAGGGAGTTGCTTGTTTTAAAATTAGTTAAGTATTGTATTTTTAGATTCTGCCCCGTTTCAAAAGCAATTACGGCAATAATAGTATCTCCATCTTGATAAGTGGCTACCTTGTTAGCGGCACTAGGGTTTCTATGCTGTAATACATTACTAGAATCAACAACTAATAAGTGATATCCTATCGAGTAAGTTCCCGGTATGACTGCCCCATTTCCTCCTCCACCGTTAAATGTTCTACCCGCTACTGCTTGTAAGGCATTATCTTTGAATATATTTCCACTTGCTACAACAAAGGTGTTGCTGGTTATACTTGTGATATTAAATCCATTTATTGGGTATTTTCCCGTATTAGCGGAACTTAAGGCTTTGATTAAACCAGTGTGGGGAAAATCTACACTATCTTCTATTTCTAAAGGATTGCTTAGGGTTGTTAATTGTGCAAATCTATTTGGATTATTCATATTATTCTACCTCCATAATCAAAAATATCTCTAATGTTTGTGATGCTGTAAACGGGCCGACTCCATTAAAATTTACCCTTGCTAGTAAGTTGTTGTTGGAGTCAAATATTCCAGCCTCTCTAATAACCTTACCTGTTATGTTGCTTCCTGCTACCGATAATTTGACTTCAAAGGTATTGCTAGAAGTTGCTATTGCGCTAACTGTAGCAGATGCTAAATCTATATCTAGCGTAGTTGCTAAAGGAGAGGTATTGTTTCCTCCTGTCCCTATCTTTCCACTTCCCGCAGAAAGGTTCACATTACTTAGGGTGGTTCCGCCCGATATTAATTTTACAAAATAGTCTGACATCAATTCTTTTGCTTTATCTGTTATCAAAATTCTTCCTCCAACAAGTCGGTTATTACAATAGACCCGAATCCAAATGGCGTAGTGTTAGTATTTAGTGTTAGTCCAAGGAATCCTAGAGTGTTTGTCGCTCCTGTATTTTCTCTAGTTCTTATCAATAGTTTAGACATCTTAACATCTAAATCCTCAATAAAATTAAATGATTCTTCTTGAACATTAAATGATTTATTTCTAATTTGAGAACTATTTCTTTTGCTGCTAATTAACAGTTCAGCAAGTCTGTCTTCTAAATTAATAGAGTATTTTCCTAAAGTAAGAGTAATAAAGCCCTGCATTTCGTGTAAAATCTCTAAAACAATATATTGATTCATAGGTATATTTTCTTTACTTATTTCCATAGAAATGATATCTCCTGCATTAATCAGGGTTAAATTTGTATGGTTTACCTTTACCTTTATTTTTTCATTTAATCTAGAATGTAATAGTAGTAGTTCTGTGGCTCTTTTATCTACCTGCTCTTGAGTTGTCAATAACGGCTCAAATATTTCTAATGTTTTTCTACCAACATCATTTACACTTTTTATGTCCTTTCTATTAGATTTGTGAGAAGAACCATAAACGATTATTTCATTATAAAACTCAAATATTGTTGTCATCTTTTCGTATTCTAATATTTTAACAGAATCTTCAGAAATATTATCTGAAATAACTATATTGGTGAATATCTGTGAATCATTGTCGGGGAATATCTTGAATTTTCCATCTTCTCTCTTAATAGAAAGGTCTTTCTTTTCTAGAATATTGTTAATCGCTGCAAATAAATCTACTCCTTTAAAATCGGGAGAATAATATAATGGGTATGTCCTGTCTGTAGATTCAAATTCAATATCTTCATTTTCTAATAAATCATTAATTATATCTTCTGATTCTCTAGTAATTGTTACTTGAGAACCAATACAAGCCCTATTCGGCTCTATATTTAATTCCTCACGGGATTCTATAGTGAATGTTTCAGAAATAGAAACTACTCCCTTTTGTTTTCTGATTGTCTCAAATTTAACTTCTGCATTATTATATTGGCCACTAGTAACATTAAACTTAGAGAGATATCTAGTATCCCCGTCACTGATATTCATTAAGTATTCATTTTCCGGCAAAACTTCTAGTGCCTGTGTCGGGTTTCTCAAAACAACTTGATTACCACTATGTTGCCTATCGGTATCCACTAAAACATACATGGATAGGAAAGCCTCATTTTTTCCTAAACTTGGTATTCTAGGCACTTCGCTGTTTGGGATACCCGTTCTTGCTGCTTCTACCCCATCATTGATAAAAACCTCTCCTGTTCCTATAAAATCAGGAATACTGTCATAACATCTGTTCTCATTTGCTACCTTAGTATATCTACTGCTCATTTCATATAGTTTTATTTCGTTTGGTGAGAAGTCATGAAAACATACTTGATTAGGCTGAAATATTCTATAATTTCCTTGTTGGGCAGTAGTTGGCCCTGTTCCTACATCAGTAAGTTGAGTATCTACTATTAAATGATGCTCTTTTGTATTGGTTCCTACTCTATGAGAAACAACATAAGATATTAAATTTGATACAGAATTATTTATGGTTCTATTAGCAACATGGCTATTTAATACATCTGGATAATTAGCAATGCCAGCATAGTTAATAGTTGATTCGCCATTGTTTGTTTTAGTTGCCTCTTCGTGAACTAAATAACATCCGGTTAAATCAATATATCTAAGCCAATCGCCAGCGTTTGTAGGGTCTAATGTATATTGGAATAAATTACCATTTACAGAAGGTATTGTAAAAGAAGTTGTTCCATTAGGAATGTGTAGTCTAGGCTTAAAACCTAAGTGCGCTCCTGTAACATCACCGTTTGTATTTTCCCTACCTATATTGGCCCTACTACCCGATAGACTTTCAGAATCGGTCATTGAAGCGAATGGTCTTATAGGGCTATGGTCAAATGTTCCTGTTCCTACTCCTTTGCAGTATAGTGAAACTAAACTTACATTATCAAATTCCTTTGGCCCCGAAGTAGCATTGAAACTTCCATTATGTTTAGTATCAAAGGTAGTGCTTGATAAAACAGCAGGTGAATTTGCTCCTTTTGCTAAAGATAATCCTTCGGTGGCTCCACCAACAGTCCATCCTCCCAAATTAACCCCTACTGTGTGTTTTAAATGAGTCCCTTCTCCATGTGAAGCAATAGGAAGAGTAGGAGAATATTTTACAGTCCCAAACCAATTGTTAGGATTAGTTCCTATATTAAAGTGAGTGGGTAACATAAACATAGCGTGTCTATCGCTTACATCGGGTATCATCCCTTGGCCATTTACGCCATTCGCAAATTTTTCATACCAAGCAGCATTTATTATTGAACCTGTTCCATCAAATCCAAACTTATTACTGTCAGAAGGAGCAGAACCGTTTTTAGGCGTTAAATTACTTTTATTTACAGCATAATATTTTTGAGGATGATATGGTTCATTCACTTGAAGAATATCCTTTCCTCCCCACCCCTCCATACTAGAACTTTTTAGAGTTGCTTTGTATAATACTGTTCCATGTGCAGGATAGTCTTTACCATTAGTATATGCTACAGGATGCTCTAAATCTATAATCGGGTAACTACCACTATTTCCGACAAATTTTCCTAGCAGGTTAAAATTTGAATCAAAAATAAAGTCATTAGTAGTGAGATTAGCATTTACCGATACTTGTATTCTGTTGGGGCTTGAATTATTCGGTAATCCACTACTAACTCGGTCAATTGTTATTGGGTTTCCAGAATTCATAAGTTGAGTAAATTCACTAAAACCGTTTAATCTGCCTTTTGCGTCATAATCTCTAGTTACCGGAATAACATCTTTTTCTGGATTAAAGATAGTATAATGAGAATCAAAACATAGTTCTGTAAGTCTCATAATTCCACATCTCTTAAGAGTAGATATATCTAAATCAGAATTGATTGTTAATTTTTGAAAGTTTTTATCTTCTAATAATAACTGTCCTCCATCGCTAAGATATGTTTGTTCTAATTTAGTTCCTTCACTTACTCTTTTATTGTCTATAAATAATATATTGTAGTCCTTTAATACTCTATTTTGTTTCATTAGACTATCTGCTCTTAATGAAGAATAAGGATTAATGTCACTATTAACATATAAAAATAATCTAGCATAAGAATAATCTACATTTCTAAAAGCATAAGTGATTGGAGCCAAACTCCTAAAAAGAAAATTTTTAGGATATAGATTTCCAGATTTATCGGTTGATAAAGAAGGAAGCATTTTGCTTCTTCCAGTTAGGTATTCCCCATAAGGCCTATTAAATCCTCTAGAATCAAGGTCTATTTGTTTATCTTCAGAATTAGTATTAATTAAATCTACATTATGGATTGATTTTTCTGCAATATTAGGTTTTATCTTATACGCATTAGCCATATAATTTAGTTCTGAAACAGTGTCATATTGGTTAATAGTTCTTGCTTGTTCTTCATTACCAACACCAAATGTTGTTGATTGAAGTATTCTCGATACATAATTGAAAGAACCGATTCCTAAAGAATTTACCTTGTATAAATATTGACCATATTTATTCGCAATATCTCTAACAGATGCATTTCCGTTTTGTGCGCCCTTTATGTAATTTAAAAGATGTAGTCCTGAAGTGGAAGACATGGGATGAATTAGTGATAGTATCTTTCCTCCCCAAAGATGTGAACCGTTAGTAAAAAATAAAGAATGTTGTGTTTTAGTCATGGTGAATAATTTATTTGTTCCTCCTGCGACAAGGCCTGTGACTTTTCTATCTAAGAAAAGCAGTAGGTTTTCCTTATCCACTGATGGGGGATTTGTTTGAAAGGAACTTGGGCTAAAAAGGCTTTCATTTTGAGTAGCCGTTAAATATCCTTGGAAAATCTTTCCACCGGAATTAGTTTCTGTAAAAAGAGGTGTTCCGGGTTCCAAAGAAAAAGCAGATGTGGCTTTGGTAATTATAACATTACCATAGGGAATAGAAAGAATACCGCTTGTTATTAAATCAGTATGGCCGTTGTTACTGGTTAGTTCTATATCTCCTATCTCTACAAAGGTATTGTTCGTTCCTATGGAATGGTTTTGTTCTTTTCTTCCTAATGTCACTGGTATGTAGGGTGCTAGTTGTATAGATGTAACATTTTCTTTTTTACTAATATTACATACTTCAAAATCTATTAAGGTATTTATTGTGTCAAAATTAGATAGAGTATTTTCTTGTTCATCTTTCAATTGGGTTTGGAAAGAAAAATCCTCTCCTACTGAATTTGGATGAAAAATATCGTAACCAATTGCCTTTGGGTTAGTATTTTGGGAAGTATTTGGTAGTGAAGAAACTTCTGAGCCATTAGCACCAATAGTGAATCCACTATTGAATATTATTCCTTTACCTGCAAGACCTTCCAATGATGTTGGTTTCAAACTAGCAGTATAATTACTACTAAGTGCTTTGCTAAATATGTAGTTTTTAGTCAGTTCTACATATAAATTTTCAGAATTACCTGTTGATTCAGCAGGGCTTATGTTTACTATTACATTATTGCTACCATCAAGAGAAAAACCACTTATAGTTCCAACAATAGTAGTGCCACTAAAAAGTCTCTTTCCTGTCATATTAGCAATATAATTACTTGCTCCTCCTGTCATGTCCGGAGCCGGAACTCCCAAATTGATTGAAGTATTTCCAAAAGCCCATGTCACTGATAAAGAGCCTGTAGAAATAGGAGTAAGACGATTATAAGGAGATTTAGATGAATAAATTATATCTTCACTCAAAGCGTAGTTTTTATTAATTATTGGTGATAATAACTTATTAAATTCATCTCTTGCTCTTATAGACATAAATGTTTGACCGTTTTCTTTGTAGTTATCTATTTCTTCTATCTCTCCAATAAACCTAACAATTTCAATACTATAAGAACCGTCAATATATTTTATAACATTACTATCATATCCTTCTTTATTAAAACTAACTGTTACTAATTTTTTAATCGGGTCTATAGCGGTAATATCTGCATCTAATAAAAGAAAGGCATTGCCATTAAATCTTAATTTCATCCTTTTCTCTCTATTATTTACTAATTTAAAATCCGTAATCAAATTGCCTTTAGTAGAAGAGAAAGCCCTACGATATATTTTATCAGTGGAACTAAAGGTAGGACTAATAGCAGAAGCATAAATTCCTTCTCCTGAAGGTCTAACAAATAAATTATTACCCGAAGTATCTGTGCTTCGTAAAACAATCGCAGTATTAGATATAGTTTCAATTATGTAAAAATTATCATTTATTTTTATTTGGTCTTTCGCTACGAAATAGTCATCTGCTCCTGCTATAAGTAATGTAAAATTATTACTTATAACACTATGAGAAGTAATGGTAAGAGGAAGTTCTTTCATTTCATCTAGTTCTGCTGTAAAAACTCTATGTCTAATTTCTTTTCTAACATGAGACTTTACTTTTTTAGATATAATTTTGTGACTATCGGCTATTAGAGTTTCACTTATTCCGCTTCTTCCGCCTATTGCTGATGATGTTGAAGAATTGATAACATTGTATAATAGATTATTTTTTTGTGGTGAAAAACCATAAGAAAGATAGCGGTAAGGCCCATTATTATCTTTGATGTATGAATTTCCATTTTTTGCTCTATCATCAGCATCTCTTCTAGCATGTGCTAAGTATAGAGAATAGTCTGCCCTATCTTCTGTATAAGTAAAGCCCTCGTTGCTTGTAGAAGAATCTTCATCATTATTTTTTAAGACATCTGTTAGAGTAACCTTCATGCTAAATTTGCTTTGGTCTATCAAAGCCTTTCCAAAAGAATCAGTGGTTAAAAATGCCCTTCTTGATGTTGCTACATTAAAAGTAATAGTAGCGGTTTGAGAGTAACTTTGTCTTAAGAAATATTTTGTTTCATGGTCTAGTTCATTCTTTTTATCTAATTTTTCGTTAAAGAAATAAAATTGAGGCCTAGATAAAAACAATGTATCTTGTGTTATAACTTCTCTTTTTAGTCCAAAAGAACATGCTATAATAGATGATGTCTTTAATGGCCCTTTAAATATTCTAAAACTAGAGCCACTTGCTATTTCTTCGCCTAGTCTTGGCTCAAATTCAAATGAATCCCCTAATACATCATCTTTAGTAATTTGAGTAATTTTAGCAAAATGGTGTCTTAAGTGGTCTTCTGAATGAACTAATACAAAATAATCTCTAGTGTCAAAGTCAGTAGGATTAACTAGAATTCCTGTGGTGTTTTGTTCTTCATAACAACTTATCTTATATCCTTCTGTATTTGCTAAATTAGTATATGCTGCTACTGCACCCCCAAAATATTCTACATTTTCATTTGTGGTTCCTTCCGGATATACCATAGTAAAGATTCTATCACCAACAAGAGTTCCAGTATTATTGAATATCTTGGGATTAGTCGGGACATTATTAGAAGGTTGAAGGTGAAGAACAGAAAGATTGTTGCTTCCAACATTTGGAATTCCTATAGCAGTAGCCATTACTCATCCACCTCTTCAAATCTAAGATAAAGCATTGTGCTATCTAGGTTTGGTAATAAATTAGTTAAACCATTTATTTTATTTTTATAGGTATTTGATATTGCTAATTCATGCAGTTCCCCCATAAACTGTTTATTTGTTGTCGCTGAATTAGGCCCATAGGAACCAGTCCCGTTAGAACCAATAAAACAATCTGTTGAGGAAAAAGAAAATCTATCAGACGAAGCGGCAACAGTTAATTCCTGTCTTTTGATATTTAGACCATTAATATATAATTCAAGAACATGCTCTATTCCATTATATGTGCAAGCAATATGAAATGAATTATTTATGTAAGTAGGTTCTAATCTGCTTCTAACAAACAAATCAAAGAAAGGCGACGGTAGTTCTGTATTCGTTACTATAGTAAAATCACTAGAACTAACAGATGCAACAGTTCCTATAGATGTATAGGTGGTTCCACTTCTTATAAACAGTTCTTGGCCCACAAATAATTGCGTGATAGGGAATTGACCCGACCATCTTCCGCTATTTTGTATAATACCTATGGTTGTTGTTCCGAAAGAGGTATTTACACTATCTGCTACAGCAAGTAAATCAAATTCTTTTTGACCTAAACTATTGAACCCGCTAATATTTGCATCAATACTCGGTGCGGCAAAATCAGTAGGTAAATTTTCTCCGGTCAAATTCGTAGTAGTAAAAGAGTATTGGTGGGAAGTAGATGCAGAAATAACAACTGGAGTATCTACTACTTGTATATTATTTGCTGCGACTTTTATTCTAGTTCTAATAAAATATTTTGCTGGACTATTTTCTAAGATAGTAGAATCATTTACCAAACTGATTTGAAAGTTATCATTATAAAAAATCATCATCTCATGGTTTTTTCTGCTTGCTTTTGGTAAATATATTTCTCCTTCTGATTCAGAAGTTGTAGCAAAAGTCTTAGGATATATTTTCTGTGAGTTTTCCATAGAAGGAGGAGCGTTATTTGATTCGCTTTGATAGCCGTTTATTTCATATGGGGTTACAATAGTTTCAAAAGTAAAAGAACCTTCTATATCCCAAACACCCAATTTAACATCTCCGGGGATATTATCGGAATAAGATAATGTAGCAAACCCATTACACATAATAGGAAATATCAAACTTCTTTGTTTTCCTGTGTAAACTTGATACATTATTATCCCTCAAGGTATTAACGGTGCGGCTAACTCAAAAGTCATATTGAATGCGATTTCTGTTGTTTCTCCATCTAAAGTAAAATCAAAAGAACTAATAAAACCAGAAATTCCTTTGTGGCTTTGTGAATCTGGAAAAGTAGAAGTAGGCAAAGGAACTAGAGTATTATCTAATGAGTTTGCTCCACCTCTAGAAGCAAAGTTAAACGGTATTAGTTCACCCAAAGAGCCAATACCGGAACTTCTCATTACATAATTAGAATCCACATTAGAAGGTATTAAAATGACCAGTTCACTAAACGCTTGATATTCTGCAATACCTGTAGAATCTACACCACTAGCAATTAATTGTGCAGTTTCTTGTGCTGTAAACTCTAGAATTCTAGGAGTATCGTCATCCTTAAATTGTCTTTTTAATGTAGTATCGTTGATAAAACCACTCAATTGGACTGTTTTAGAAGCCATACCTAAGTCTAGTGCTATTGTTTCAGACTCTCCTGTAACTAAACCGGAAAATGGAACATTAAAACTCGGATTTGATTTTTGCACTCCTATATTTACCGTATTTACTCTTAACGGAATAATGTTACTACCCGTTAAATTGTTAGCAGAATAGACATTTGTTTTTAGATACACATAATATTCAGACATTTCAATTACCTCATAGTGATGTTCTTACACCTAATTTTGTTCGCATTTCTTTATTTATTCTATCAATTACCTTTTTCATCTCTTGGTCGCTCAAATCTTTAGGATTAACATGAATGTTAAATGTGTTATAATTATTAACAGTTCCTTTTCTTGCCATATTTCTACTTTCTCTATTGTTATGAACTCTAGAACCTGCTGGTAAAGAAACAAATTCCGGGCCTTTTTCTCCAACAAGAGCCATTCCTCCGGAGGACACCCCTCCCGTTGAAAAACCGGGTATTTTCTTTATTTTCTTTAATAGGAATTTTGCCGCAGCAAATATTACACCCATAACTCCTGCTATAATTAAAACGGGCGCACCCATAATAGCCGCTATTATTCCTGCCGCTATTGTGACTGCTAAAACTGCTGTTCTTGCTATTTTATTTCCACCATTCAGGAACTTCGCAAGCCAACCCGTAAAGGAAGACCAAAGGCCACCGATGAAATTACCGATAAACCCGATAGCGAGCAAAGCAACAGCATATAGAATACCAACAACAACTTTCAATATTCCAAACGCTACTTTTATTATTCCTGATAGTGCTTTATCTAACCCACCATCACCAAATATACCGTCAAATATTTCAGTAAGTCCTTCCCATATTGTTCCAAATGCTTCAAAAATAAATTCAAACGCTGGTTTAGCAAAGTCAATAGCCGCTTTGATTGCCTTGAATATAGTAGGGCCAATTGTTTTCAAAATAACTATTATTCCCATAATTACAAATAATCCCATAAACATGAATTTACCTGCTGACATCAATACTTGCCGAACTGTTCCTAGCATACTTGTAGTAAATTTCTGTATTTTTTGCGCTCTCTTTCTAAAAGGACTATTTTTTTGGGTGTCTTCTAATGCTTTAGCGGCTTGCTCATGTTGCTTTTTTTGGTCTTTTACTTTACCACTTGCTTTTTTAAGAGCAGATTCTCTCTTTAATAAATCACCACCAAGAACGGGGTCTGTCCTTAAATCACTAAGCATTTTTTCAACAAATTCTTCTCGTTGTTGTTTATATTCTTGTAATGTTCTATTATCTCCCAAGGCTCCAAACTTACCAGATTGTTTAACAAATGCTTTTTCTGCGGCAGTTCTGTATTCGTTTACTTTATCTCTTGCCTCATTTTCTTCTTTTATTCGTTGTTTTAATCTAAACTTAGCATTCTTAGCATCTAATTTCTGAGACTTTAATTTTTCTTTTCTAGAAATCTTTTCTGCCTTTTTCATATTTTTTATCGCCTGTTTAGTTTGTTTAGTAGACATGCTAAATAATCCACCAAAGGCATCATCAGTGGAACCATCTTCCTCTTTCTTTTTCTTTTTATCTACAAACTTAAAACCTAGAGTTTTCTTTGATATGTTTACTAAGCCACTTATTATTCCAGAAGTCTTTTCACCATTTTCGCCAACTCCTCTAAAAACACTACCAAGTCCATTAAAGGTTGTAGCAAGTTGATTAACTAATCTAAAAGCACCTCTAGGAAGAAAACCATACATAACTCTTCTAACAGAAACCGCTTCAAAGCCTAAAATTTGCATTTGTTCTGATGCAGAAGTCATGAATAGTGCTAAAAATTCTAATCTAGTTCCTCCTTCATCTACATACTTACTCATATTCTCAAGGCTTAGACCAAACTTTACATTTTCTTTTTTGGCAAGACCTTGTTCTTCTGCTAATTTAGTAAGAGTTCTATTGAGTATTTGGGTTCTTCTAGTTAATCCCTCTACTTTTTTTACTTCTTCAGTATCTTTCTTAGCATAAAAATCAGCAATCTTTTTTCGTTTCTCTTCTATTTTTAATTGCTCTATTTTTGCTTTGTTTAATTTTTGAGTTTTATCTATCTGTTCTTCTAACTGTTTGCTGACTTTTGTAAAAAGTTTGTTATCTAATGCTCCTAAGATAGAAAGCACGGTTAGTTCTAAACGACTTAGAGTGGCATCTAAGTTTTTAATAACCTCACTCATGCTATTACCTTCTGTTCATCTTAGTCTGATACTGTTTATCAAGTTTGTCTACTTCTTCTGCTTCTAAGCGTTTCATTTCAAAATGTATTCTAAGCATATCAGTAACCAAAGAACATGGCATCTGATATACTTCTAACGGACTAATTGAAAATGCTGTTGCTAAACTATATACAACTAATTGAGAGGAAAGATGCGGGGAACATTCCCCACCTCTTATTGCCTCCCTAATTAATCGTTTTTTTGTTCATCCTCCTGTGTGTCCTCTAGAGGATTAGGAAGAATATCCTTGAGTTGGTTGCCAACATAAGGAGTTAATTTTAGAATATCAATTGCTGATAGGTTGGGTTCTGTCTTTACAATGAAGTTCTCAACCATATACCTAAACATAGCGTTCATATCAATTTGAACATCTTGGCTTTTAGCATCTATTTTCATTAAGGTATTCATAGCCTTATCTACTTCTAGCCATGTAGGTTCTTTTACCCACACTTTTAGGTATTCATCACTTTCGGGTGCTACTTTAATATAATGTAGCGTAGGTTCTTGTAGTGCAAAAAGCACACTCTTATCACTTACTATTTTCTTTTCCATGTTATCCACCTTCAAAACCAACAAACAAACAAACGGTGTTGGTGGAATTTATGCTTACTCAGCCTTTGGAGTTTCTTGTTTTGCCTCCTTGGCTTTCGTAGTTGTCTTTTTTGGCTGACGCTTTGGCTTTTTAGCCTTCTCTAATTGCGTTAATTTAATCAAATCTGCTCTTGATACCACTTAATCACCCCTGTAAAATCCAATGTGTTTTTACAACACAACCATCCATTGAATCATCGGTTTGGTTGGCTAATCTTCTCGGCATTACTGTTGCCTCAACAACAATCGGCCCTTTATCATCGGGTATTGGGAAATTGTTTGCAGAAATAAAGTAATCATTAAACTTCAAAGTAATGCTTTCTCCATTGGCTTTTGTAAAGACTAATTCAATAATCTGCGTAGTATTTTCTGAATCGTTTAGTAGGGCTGTGTAGAGAGCATCGTCAGTAACATGACCTGTAAATGAAATCTCATATGTTCTTTCTGCTGGTATAGATTCTTGAACATCTTTTGAACCAACGCCTAAAAATCTTCTATCTTGTAAGTTGTTATTCATAGTTAAAGTCAATGTATTAATCTTCAAGAATGTGCTTCCTAATACTTTGAAAGTTCCATCGGAAAAGAAAAACGGTTCTCTTGTTTCATCTGCGTTAATAGTAGTTTCATAGTTAGTGAATGCTTTTTCATCGGTAACGCCTCTTCTAGCATCATATACTTCATCTTGGGCGAGGTCATGAACATTTCTTGTTGATAAATCTAAAGTCATCTTAACTTCTTCATTCTCATTAGCGGTCATAGTCAAAGTATTGACTCTACAACCTCTAGCGATTTTAACAAAGTTCAAATCTTCTGCTTCTGCTGAATTGTTTGTTCTGTAAATATTAGTTCCTGTTAGTTTAGATAAGTTTTGTTCTAATGAAAAAGACGGCAACAAATCGCCATCTTGTTCATCGAATGTATATGTAATTTCTTTTGTTAATGTGGTAGAACCTGTTGGCCTATCTAATTTATGATAAAAGTCTAGTTGAGCATCAGTGGCCTCAAAAGGAGTAATAGGAGGACATATTTTACTACCTACTGTTCTTCTAAATATTGGCCCTGTTTCTACAATACCGGCAATAACAGCATTATCACCTGCGGCAACTTCGCTTGTTCCGGCATCCATAGAACGAATTAGGAAACTATTGTTATCTCCCGAATCGGGTAATGTTTGTCTATGTGCATCAGTGGATAAAGCAGTAGACAAAGCATCTGTGCTACAAGTCAAGGTTGTGCATTT